CAGACGGGCTACTCGAAGAAAACGCCACTAATTTTGCAAATTCGTTTTCGGCGGAACGTATGAGAATCGTAAACACCGCCAACACTTTAGACCTAGTTAAAAAATACGAGAGTCTAAAGAATCAGCAAAAAGAAACAGACTCAGAATTAGAATTATTGTCGCTATGGCTTGATGTAGTCTAGTGACTTTTTTAATTCCAAAAATAATAGGAGGTTCACAAGATGAACAAAAAAATGATTAATTTAAATGAGCAAATAAGCAACAAGAGAGCAGAAATGGCGGCATTTATCGCAGCTAAAGATGTAGATAATGCGAGAAAATTAAAGGGTGAAATTGAACTATTGAACTTAGAATATTTTACCGCAGAACAAGAGTTCAACACGGAAAAAGCAAATGTCGAAAATAATGGAAAACCGAAAGAGCCGAAAAAGAACGAAGCAATGGCACAGTTCTTAAATTTGGTGCGGCAGCCGCAGATGCAAAACAACATGATTTCTGGCGAAGATAAGCTAGGAGGGTACACCGTTCCCGAGGACATTTCTACGAAGGTAAACCAACTGTTAGAAGCCGAAGACCATCTTATGCAGTTTATCACCACCACACCCGTCTCGACCCAATCAGGGGAGCGCACTTTCCAGCGCCGAAATGCTGGATACATCCACAAAGCGACCACCGTATCAGAACTTGCAGCCATCAAGTTAAACAAGACGCCTGAGTTTGCGAGATTGCCGTGGAAGGTAGAAAAGTTTGCGGATCGCTACTTGGCGTCAAGCGAGGTGCTGGACGATACAGACGCAAACCTTGCAGCTATCATGGTCGAGTGGCTTGTTAATATCTCAAGGGTTACAAGAAATAATATTGTGCGTGTTGTCTTACAAAGTACAACTCAAAAAGATGCATTTGATGGCACAATTAGGCGCAAAGAACTCAAAACAACTAACGATATCAAAAAGGTCGCTAATGTAGAATTAAATAAAGCATTCCATAACCGCACGCGCTACATTACCAATCAAGACGGGTTTAATCTTTTGGATACATTACAGTACACAGACGGGCGCTATGTGCTCCAAGAGTCAGTAACAGACGCGACGCAAAAGATTCTTTTTAATAAGCCTCTGCACGTTGTATCTAATGACGACTTACCATCAACAAACGGTAAAGCGCCACTTATTATAGGCGATTTAAAAGAAGGTGTTAACGCGTTTGTCCGCAAAGGGCTACAAGTGCGCACCTCAGACATTGCAGGCGACGCTTGGGTGCATGACGGTGTGGAATGGCGAGTAATTGAGAGGCTGGACTGTCGTTTGCGCGATGCCGAGGCATTCGTGTACGGCGAAATTGACCTAGAAAAAGGTTTAGCGGTATCAGCAGCCAAGCCTGCTAAAGCGAGCGTATAATCATGTTTAACGTTTACTTACAAGAGGTAAAAGATTGGCTAAAAGTAGAAGCGGATGAGACAACTGATGATGATCTCCTCCGCTCTTTAATTAGTGCCGCAAAAGAGTACTTGTATGACGCGGTTGGACGCCGAGAGTACGGAAGGCAAACAGAGCAGGCAAAGCTCGTATGCCGCTACTTGATCCAAGGCTGGTATGACGATAGAGACTACCACAACAGGTCACCAATGACGGTACGAAAGCCAGTTATTACAAGCCTTATCAATCAAATAAAATATGGGGCTGATGAAAGTGATAAGACATTCGGGGCAATTGAACAAGCGAGCGGAACTCTTAGAAAAAGAGCTTCGCGATAGTAAAACAGATGGCTGGAGCACCGAGAAAGTGGCGTGGATACCAATTAAAAAAACGCCAAAAATCTGGGCGCGGATTACTCCAATCAACGGCAAGGAACGTTTTAACAATAATCGCCTTGAAGCGGAAATATCCCACGAGATTACAATCAGATACCGAAAAGACATCACCAGAACGAACCGTGTACGATATCAAAACCGCACGTTTAAAATCCAGCACATTATCAACGCCGACGAAGCTAATCGGTTTTTAGTTTTACATTGCGTCGAGGAGGTCTAAGCGATGAGCAATCACTTTGATCTAGAAATAAAGCTAGAAGGACAGGAAGACTTCAAAGTTCGCGTAAGTGCCTATGAGCGCGATCTTATCCAAGACCTTGAACAAATCATTAAAAGAAACGCCACCAGAACAGTATCGGCAGGAAAGCGTGAAGCGCCTGTAAAAACTGGAATTTTGAAAAAACGAATCAGGGCTAAAGACGTTTCTGGACAATTAAATTTGCCCGGCTCTTTGGCGCGAACTGTTGCCTCGCGCTCACCCCACCGACACCTAGTCGAATTAGGTACAGGGCTGAGGAAAAGCAGGCGCGGTGCTAAACGCGGAAGGATGCCAGCTAATAATTTTATGGCACGTGCCGAGGCTAGCGTTGCACCGTCATACAGTGCAGAGCTACGCCAAAGGATACAAAAGAGGGTAGAAATTTAAATGAAACTAATTGAAATACATGACGAAATTTTTAATCGAATTGAAAAGGCGCTGGGCGAGAAAGTGCCTGTATACGACTATTTGCCCGAAGACGAGCGTCCGCCTTGGGTTGTGCTTGGGAAGATGGTATATAACTTTCCTGATACGCTAGCGAGTGCTACAGCAGCAGGCTATGTAGTGACGCAAAAGATTCACATCGTCACGGAAGCCGAGGCAAAGGATTTTGCTATACAAATCAAAAAGCGTATTTTTAAAGCCTTGGAAGATGGGTTAAAGGTCGAAGGGCTTCATATTTTACGCCAAAGATTTACAGGCGGTGAAGTGTCAGAGACAGAAGATAGATTATATTATGCCGAGGTTGATTTCGAACTTTGGCTACAGGAATAAATGGAGGTAAAAATAATGGAAAAACATACTACAGGCTTAGTAGTTAAGCTTTACATTGCAAAAGAAATCGGGGATCAATTAATGTTGATCGGCGGACAAAGAGGGGCAACCCTAAATATTAACTTGGATGAAATTGACGCGTCCTCAAAGGATGATCCTGACGGATGGGCTAATAACATTGGCGGACAAAGAAGCTGGGATGTATCAGCAGAGGGAGCGTATGTTATTGGCGACAAAGGCATCGAAGCGTTAGAGGACGCACTTTTAGGCGAGCATACGCAAGACATTGGACGCTTTCAAATCTACCTAACAAGCCCATCGGGCGAGGTGCGAACAGGTCAAACAACACTGACAAGCTTCTCCGAAAATGCAGGTCACACCGATTTAGTTACATACTCACTTTCTTTAAATGGTGCTGGAGCACTTAGAAAAATAGCTAATCTACCGACCACCTTTACGGCTATGGTTTAAGGGGTGAGTTAAATGTATAAAGTTGTTAGAGATTTTTATGATTTACAAACCAACCACGACTATAAGGTTGGCGATAAATACCCCTGTGTTGGTCTTATCCCAAATAAAGCGCGGATCGACGAACTTATCACTATGGGGAATAAATATGGCGAGGCTTTTATTGTTGACGCCTCGCCTGTAAAAACAGAAACAAAGGCAGAAACAAAACAGGAGGACAAATAATGTTAGGAACAGTCTTAGAAGGTGGAGTCAAAAGCTATCGTATTTATTTTGGAGTCAATGCAATCTCAACCCTTTCACGAGAGCTAGGAAAGTCGATTGATAAATTAGGGGGAGGCGACTTTCCTCTTGACGATTTAAGAAAAGCAATGTGGGTTGGTCTACAGTATGGTGAAAGGAACAAAAAAATTACCGAAGAACAAGCAGGAGACATCATGGACGACATTATTGCCGCAAATGATTTTAACTATTTGTCTGAAAAGTTAGCCGAAGCCATGGGCGCTACATTCAAAAGCAGCAGTAAAGCCGAGAATGAAGGCGAACAAGATAGTAAAACGGGAAAGTAATAACAGGCGAGGAACTTATCGCCGCTGGTGTACTTGCAGGGCTCTCAATAGCTGATATGGATTACATTACAGTGAACCAGCTACAAATAATTGTAAAGAAGCACCGTGAGAAATTCCAAGAGGAAAGCGAAATACGCTCGTACGAAGTTTTTGTAGCGATTAGCAATGTTTTGCGTAAACAGGGTACACCATATCAAAAACTTTGGGCAGAAAATAACCGCGAAATAAAAGCCGATAAAGATGATATGCGAGAATTTTTTAAGGAGGTGGGTGTGAATGTCGAATAGTTTAGTAGTTAGAGTCGGCGCAAATATCAAAGACTTTCAAAAAGAAATGAAAAACATCACTCGCCACACCAATATAGTCGGCGAAGAACTAGCGAAAATTGGCAAAGGGATGAGTAAAAAAATGACCGTTCCTCTGTTGGGATTAGCCACAGCAAACGTCGGAGCGGCTGCATCCTTTGAGTACTCAATGTCAAAAGTCGCAACTACAACAGGCGCAACAGGGCAAGAACTGGAAAAGCTCCAAACGACAGCCCGTGACTGGGGGCGTAACTCTGTTTTTAACGCAAACGAGGTAGCGTCCGCCATGTCACAAATGGGGCTTGCTGGTTTGGATACAACACAAATTTATGACGCTCTCCCTGCAACTATAGCCCTAGCCCAATCGGCAAATATGGACTTAGCAGAAGCCACTAGCAAAATGACAGGCGTTCTGAATATTTTCAATAAAGAAGGGCAATACGCTGGGCTTGTGGCTGATATGATGACTAGCGCAAACAAGACTACAAACGCCACTATCAGCGAAATTCAGCAGACGTTGCAAAACGCCTCCTCTGCTATCGGAAGATATAACGTGTCGCTTGAGGACTCTATGATTATCACTACACTTTTAGCGGACGCAAACCAGACGGGAGCAACGGCAGGTACAGCCATGAGATCAATGCTTGACGACTTAGCACAAGCATGTAGAAATAACAATGAAGCCATGCAGGAGCTTGGCGTAGCGTTTCATGATGTGGATGGTAATGCGCGTCCTACAATGGATGTAGTCCGAGATTTACGAGAAGCCTTTGATGGCATGTCCGCTGCTCAACGAGACGCAAAGTTGGAATCAATGGGGATTAGCCAGACGGCTATGCCTGCATTGGTAGCAATGCTTAAAGCGTGCGACGAACGACTTGATTATTTGTCCGACCGTTTTGACGACGTAACAGGATCAGCGCAGCATTATGCCGATATCATGGGAGATAATCTCAAAACAGAGTTGAAAATTTTCTGGAACAACGTCCGCGATATCGGAATAGAAATCGGGGATGTATTTTTGCCTGTCCTACGCGATTTAATGCAGCGAGTGATAGAGATCGCAAGTACGTTTGCCGAAAACTTAACGCCAGAGATGGCAGGAACGATCGTAAAGATTGGCGCTATCGTCGCAGCTATCGGACCACTATTGGTCATTGTTGGCAAGGCAATGATCTTTTTTGGAAAGCTAAAGGCAGCTTTAGTGATATTAAAAGGAGCTTTTGCGGGGCTAACAGTGAAGAAAATCGTATTTGGTGTGGCGCTAAAGGCGATAAGCGTCGCGACCACTACCCTGAAAGTTGCACTATTTGCACTAAAAGCTCCTTTAATTGCTCTTAAAGCAATATTTACTATAATCAAGCTACCAATTGTTTTAGTGATAGCTAAGTTTGCAGCTATTGGAGTAGCAATCGCTGCACTAATTGCCGGAGTTATCTATTTATGGAAAAACTGGGAGGAAGTGTGGACGTGGATCAAAGATTTTGCGGCTACTGTCTGGGAAGGCATTAAAAACATTTTCGCGGCTGTTGGTGAATGGTTTTATGATACGGTTATTATTCCAGTAAGTGAATTTTTCGTAGGGCTATGGCAATCTATCAGCGATGCCGCCTCAGCCGCTTGGGGCTTTATCGTAGGTGTGTGGGAAGTAGTAGCAGAGTGGTTTAACAACATAGTTGTACAGCCTATCATGGACGTTTTTAGACCTATCGTACAGTGGTTTATTGAACTTTTTACAGAGATATGGGATTATATTGCGTCTGTTTTTGAGGTCATCGGTGTACTCGCCTACGGTTGTTGGCAAATAATTGTCGCGGTCTGGGAGTTAGCCGCTGAGTGGTTTAATGATAATGTAGTACAACCAGTACGTGACTTTTTTAAAGCAATGTGGG